CAATCCGAAAAAAATTGCCAATAGACAAAAAATCTTATTGCAAAGTTGCCAATTAACAACTACCTTATGAGTTGTCAATTAACAACAACGAAGGAGGTGAGCGTATGGACAAGATTACCGAAAAGGTAGGTGGATGGCTTCAGCGCCCAGGCAATACCAAGAAGAAGATGGCGGCTGAGCTTGGGATTACCCCCGATTCGCTTACCAACAAGCTGACTGGCGAAACGCCGTGGCTTTGGAGTGAGGTCGTTGCTGTTGCGTCGATCGTCCGATGTGAAGTGTCTGATTTCTGCTAGCCAAAACCACCAAGCCCATACCCCCTAAAAGTCAAAAGGGAAGGAGGAATGGATGCCTGACACGGTCCAATGGACGCTCAATTTCTGTGCTGGCATGTGCGTAGCTCTGTTATTTGAGCTTGTCCGCATTCAGATAAAAGTCGACGACATAGAAAAGCGTCTGCGCAGCCATCGCATAAGGCTGAGGGATGCAGCTGAGAAGCCCGCTGACAACAGCGAGAAATAGCACTCGCCGCAGGACCCGCTTCTTACGAGAAACGGTCTCCACCACGATTTTTAGCTTGCTATGTCGGTCAGTTCTGTTCATGCCGACAAATCTATGGGGAGTGTCCCCCAAGACCAGAAAGAAGGAGAAGGAAATGACGATTGAGGAGCTTGAGAAGCGCGAGCGCGATGCTTACGAGGCCTTCATGGAAGCCGACTGGATGCGCGCGGACATGCGCCTGAACGAGTGGCTGGATGCCGCCCATGAGCTTAACGAGGCGAAGGGGCTGTGAGGCGCAGGTCTCCAGACTTTGAGAAGGGCTTCAACTACTGCCTGTTTCTCAACGTCATCGTGCTTTTAGCCGTCCTGCTCCTCGTGCTTTTGGTCAAAGCCATAGAAGGATGCTTATCAATCTGACTATGGCGGCCTCGTAGATGATTCCGATATTCCCCTGCTGAATGTTTGCGCTGGTAGATAGCGCACTTCCGTTCATCCGCTCCGTACCCGTCTCCATCGGCGCTGGGCTTTTTGGCCTTCTCCTTGACGCCGATCGCAAGGCGGTACCTGTGTCGCCGGCAGGCAACCCCAGGCGACATGGAACGCAGTGACACCCATCAAGCTGTTCCGCCTGACGAGACGGGCGCGAAGCGGATGAATGGAGCGACCTTTGATAACCGCATCCGCCATTTGCCGTGAGCAGGGGGAGCCTGTGACGGCTGCAATGGCTCGGCAGCTGGCTCCGTTGAAAAGCCAGACAGTCAGGTGCGATGCCTGGCACAGACAAGTCTCAGCGCCATGTGGTGCGCATCCGCTATCAACTCGTCGTAGGCGTTTTCGATAGTTCTCTGTCCGTCCGTTACCACCAGGATGTGCACCTCAAGGCGCTGAGAAAAGAAGAGTGGCTCCGAGAACACTCCTTTGAATTGGAACGCAGGGGAGTGAACGGGAGCCACAGGCAAACACCCACCAAAGGAGGTGGACGCATGAATCATACCAAAAGCGCCTGGGCCAATCCGCTCAGCGAGTTCCAGCAGGCGATGGATGCGGCAACCGAGAAGCTGCGCTGCCAGCTGGAAGACCTCGAGCCGTACTGCGGATCGCAGGCGCTCAAGTTCGCCGTCAGGGCGGGTCTGCAACCGCAGATGGCCTACACGGTTTCCGAGACGTCCAGGTATACGGGGGTCTCGGCAAGCACTCTTTATGCGGAGAACAAGGCTGGTCGACTGCCATTCAAGACGGTCGGCAGCAGGAATGCGCTCATAAGAGTGGTCGACGTCGACAAGTGGATGGAGGCTTGTTCCGATGGCCGTTAGGATTTTCGATTTTCTGTACGACCACTGGATGCGCCTCAATCCGAAGACGCGCCTTGCCATCGCGATGACCGTCCTTATCGCAGGACTCATCTATGCCGGATGGCTCGAAGGCACCGCTCCGAGTGGAATGTACTACTAGGAGGTGCCGATGGTCGGCTTCTTTGGATGGACCGCCGAGCGCGGTCGAGACGGCAGCTGGTATGCGACCAAGTTTGTCGAGAAGGGCCCAACGAGGGGCAGCGCGACCGGAATCGTCCGCTCGCGCCATCTACTGGTCAACGTCAGCAAGGCCGCGAGCAAGGATGCTGCGATGCGTGAGATCAAGCGTCTCTACGTAATCGGAGCGCTGCAATGACGGAACCGACCGAAAACAATGGAGAAAATGTGGAATCGGGGGTAGTTGTCCCTCGCAAAAGGGACAACTCATATTTCTGGCGATCTGACGAGGACAGATACATCAGGACGCACAGGATGGACGGCTATCTGCTGCTGTCGGAGATGATGACAGGCCGTGGATGGCCGAGGTCTCCCGAAGCCATCAAGAAGCACGCCAAGAGGGTGCTCGGAATCAATCTAAGCAAATATCCCGAATCGGGGATGCACCGCTGCATCTCGTGCGGGAAGTGGGACGTGCGTCCCAACTCCCATGCCGGGCGGATGGGGCTCTGCCCAGCCTGCTGGAGACGAAGGCAGGCCGAGGCAATCCGCGAGGGCATGGACGAGAAGAAGGCGGAAGCCGAGTACCAAAGGGAAAAGAAGCGCAGGCGCGATGCGAGAAAGCGTCTGCAACGAGAGAAGGAAAAGAACAATGGAAGAGACTGTGGAGCAGGCTCAGACTCAGACGAAGCCGGAGCCCGTGAAGATCTCGGCGCTTGAGCTCGAGAACGTCAAGCGCATCAGGGCCGTGGCGCTCCGTCCGACCGAGAACGGCCTGACCGTAATCGGCGGTCGCAACGGCCAGGGCAAGACGAGCGTCATCGATGCCATCGCGTGGGCGCTCGGCGGCAAGCGCAAGCAGCCGTCCAAGCCCAACCGCGAGGGCAGCGCGACACCTGCGAAACTGCATGTGGAGCTGAGCAACGGCCTCGTGGTCGAGCGCTCGGGCAAGAACGGCTCGCTCACCGTGACCGACCCATCCGGCAAGAAGGCAGGCCAGAAGCTTCTCGACAGCTTCATCGAGGAGCTCGCAATCGACCTGCCGAAGTTCATGGTCATGACCGACAACGAGAAGGCCCAGGAGCTGCTGCGAATCATCGGCATCGGCGGCGAGCTGGATGAGCTGGACAAGAAGCTCGGCGAACTGAAGAACGAGCGCCTTGACATCGGCCAGCGCAAGCGCGCCAAGGACAAGATCGCCGATGAGATGCCGTTCTTCCCCGATGCCCCCGACCACCGCGTGTCGCCTGCCGAGCTCATCGAGCAGCAGCAGGCGATTCTCGCCAAGAACGGCGAGAACCAGCGCAAGCGCGAGAAGGTCGGCATCATCAAGCAGCAGCGCGACAACCTGAACATGCTGTGCGACAGCCTCAACAGCCAGATCATGTCGCTCAACGAGGAGCTGAAGCGCAAGACCGAAGAGCTGATGAAGCTCACCGAGGACTACCAGACAGCGCTCAAGGACGCAGCCGACCTCGAGGACGAGAAGACCGATGAGATCGAGCAGAGCATCGCCAACATCGATGCGCTCAACCAGAAGGTCGAGGCGAACGAGCGCCGCAAGCAGGCGCTGAAGGACGCCGAATCGCTCGGCGACGATTACCAGAGCTGCAACAGCGAGGTCAAGGCCGTCGAGGACCAGCGCAAGAAGCTGCTCGAGACCGCCAAGATGCCGCTGGACGGCCTGACGGTCGAGGACGGCAAGCTGGTGTACAACGGCGCGGTCTGGTCGGACATGAGCGGTGCGGAGCAGCTGCGCGTGGCGACGGCGGTCGTGCGCTCGCTCAAGCCCGAGTGCGGTTTCGTCCTGGTCGACAAACTGGAGCAGATGGACCCCCAGACGCTCGCCGAGTTCGGCGCCTGGGCCGAATCCGAGGGCCTTCAGGTCATCGGCACCCGCGTGTCGACCGATGACACCTGCTCGGTCATCATCGAGGACGGGCGCGTGGTCGAGGGTGCCGGGCAGCTGAAGGCCGAGACGCCTGAGATTAAGGTCGAGATTCCCGAAGTCAAGATTCCCGCCATGCAGTTCGGAGGTAGCTTCTAATGACGTTCCAGATCACCCGCGGTCAGCGCCTTCGCCCACAGAAGGTCGTCATCTACGGCCCCGAGGGCGTCGGCAAGACGACGCTGGCGGCTCAATTCCCAAGCCCCCTGTTCATCGACACCGAGAGCTCGTCCGACTACTTGGACGTCCCGCGCCTACCCGCCCCCACGAGCTGGCAGATGCTGCTCGATGAGGTCACGTGGATTCGAGATTTCCCCGAGGAGTGCGGAGGCACGCTCGTCCTGGACACCGCCGACTGGGCGCAAAAACTTGCAATCGATGATGTGTGCAACGCCATGGGCTACAAGAGCATCGAGGACGCCGGCTACGGCAAGGGCTACACCTACGTGACCGAGCGCTTCGGAAAGCTGCTGAACCTTCTGAGCGAGGTGTGCGAGCGCGGCTGCAACGTGGTCGTGACTGCACACGCCATCATCAGCAAGTTCGAGCAGCCTGATGAGATGGGAGCCTATGATCGCTGGGGCCTGAAGCTCATCGACGGCAAGAAGGCCAGCGTCGCGGCGATGCTCAAGGAGTGGGCGGACGCAGTTTTATTTGCCAACTACAAGACAATCGTGATCACCACCAGCAAGGACGGCAAGGTCGGCAAGGCCCAGGGCGGAAAGAACCGTATGCTCTACTGCTCGCATGCCGCCACGTGGGACGCGAAGAACCGCTGGGGCCTGCCGGACGAGGTTCCCATGGAGTACCGGCAGTTGGCACCGTTCATCCCCGTCCCGCAGCTCGCACGGCAGCAGCAGGTGCAGCAGCAGGCGGTCGAGACGGTCAACGTCTCCACGGTCACGCCCGAGCAAATCGAGCAGGCGCGAAATATTCCCGACCCGTTCGAACCGGAGCGCCCGGCATACCTCAAGCCGCTCTACGACCTGATGCAGCGTGACGGTATCAGCCCGGAGACGGTGAGCGAGGCAATCTCAACGCGCGGCTATTTCCCCGAGGGCACGCCGGTCGACGCCCTGCCTGAGGACTTCGCGAAGTTTTTGGTGTCGGCCTGGGACAGTATGCGCGAGTACATCAATTCCGGCATGGCAGCCGGTCGAAAGGAGTAAGCAATGGCAAACGACATGGGTCAGTCCTTTGGTTGGGACGGCGAAATCGATGCTGTGGAGAACGAGTTCGAGCTTATGGAGCCCGGTGAGTACCTGGCCACGGTCGAGAACGTAGAGCGCCAGCAGTTCAACGGCAGCGACAAGATGTGCGCCTGCCCCATCGCCAAGGTGAACGTCCGTCTGGACAACGGTCGCGTGCTCTCCGACCGCCTGTTCCTGAACTCCAAGAGCGCTTGGAAGATCACCCAGTTCTTCGTCTCAATCGGGATGCGAGCGGTCGATGCCCCCAAGGAGCAGAAGCTGAGGATGGATTGGGTCGGCGCGGTCGGTCGCCGCTGCAAGATCAAGGTCGGCACCCACGAGTACAAGGACAAGACCTACAACGAGATTTCCGAGTGGATGAAGCCCGAGGCGCAGGCCGTGGCACCCCAGCAGCACGTCTACGGCAACGCCAATCCTGAACCTGTCTCACCTGCACTGCAGGGCATGATCAACCAGACTTTCCAGCAGGCTCAGGCCGCGCAGAACGGGGGCTTCTAAGGCATGAGATTCAACCTGCGTCCTTATCAGGAGCAGGCTATAGCCGCAATCGAGGAGCGTTGGGAAGCGGGAGACCGCGCGACGCTCCTCGTACAGGCAACGGGCACCGGCAAGACGATTGTCATGGCAGGTGTCACGGAGGACGCGGTCCGCGATGGCGGTCGCGTCCTCATTCTTGCCCACCGCGGCGAGCTGCTCCAGCAGGCAGCCGACAAGCTGCAATCATCAACCGGACTGCGCTGCTCGGTCGAGAAGGCCGAGGACACAAGCGTGGGAACCTTCGAGCGCGTGACTGTCGGATCCGTCCAGACCCTGTGCCGGGAGAAGCGCCTCCGGTCACTCGGCAGGGACAGGTTCACGCACATCCTCATCGACGAGTGCCATCATGCCGTCTCATCGAGCTATCAGGCGGTGCTCGACTACTTTGCAGGTGCAAAAGTACTGGGCGTGACGGCGACGGCAGACCGCGGTGACCGCCAGAACCTCGGCAAGGTATTCGATTCGTTGGCATTCGAGTACAACATGCCAGAGGCAATCAAAGACGGTTATCTCTGCCCGATCAAGGCGCAGACCGTGCCGCTCCAGCTCGACATCTCCAATGTTTCGGTTCGCTCCGGTGACTGGGCGGCAGACGAGCTCGGCACCGCGCTCGACCCGTACCTGCCGCAGATCGCCCAGGAGATGAAGAACGCCGGGCTCGAGGAGCGCAAGACGGTCGTGTTCCTGCCGCTGATCAAGACCAGCCAGAAGTTCTGCCGCCTGCTCAACGAGTGCGGGTTCCGCGCCGCGGAGGTCAATGGGCAGAGCGAGGACCGCGCACAAATCCTGAAAGACTTCGACAGCGGTAAGTACGACGTGCTGTGCAACTCGCTCCTGCTCACGGAGGGATGGGACTGCCCGAGTGTCGACTGCATCGTCAACCTCCGACCGACCAAGAGTCGTGCGCTCTACGCACAGATAGTGGGTCGCGGCACTCGCCTGTCACCCGAGACGGGCAAGACCGACCTGCTGCTACTCGATTTCCTGTGGATGACCGAGCGACTGGAGTTGGTTCGCCCTGCAGCGCTCGTTACGAGCTCTCGCGAGGTCGCGCAGAAGATGACCGCCATGGTCGAGCAGGCCGGATGCCCGGTCGACCTGCAGAAGGTAGAGAGCAAGGCATCAGACGAGGTGGTCGCTGAGCGCGAGGAGGCACTCGCCAAGCAGCTCGCCGAGCAGCGCAAGAAGAAGGCCAAGCTGGTCAACCCGCTGCAGTACGAGATGTCAATCGCCGCAGAGGACCTGAGCGGATATATCCCCGAGTTCGCCTGGGAGATGGCACCCGCCACCGACAAGCAGAAGGCCGCGCTCGAGAAGTACGGCATCGACGCTTCAGAGATCTCCAACGCCGGCAAGGCAAGCAAGCTACTCGACCGAGTGAAGAAGCGCCGGGACAACGGGCTCAGCTCTCCAAAGCAGATCCGCCTGCTCGAGCGCCGCGGCTTCCAGCATGTCGGCACGTGGTCGATGGAGGCCGCGAGCTCGATGATCTCGCGAATCAGTGCGAGCGGATGGCGAATCCCGAGTGGAGTGAACCCGGCGACGTACGTACCAAGTGAAAGGAATGAATAAGATGGCAATTGAGCTGCCGAGGGATGCGAACGGTCAAATCATCCCACTCGACACGACCATGATGTACCGCGAGAACGGTAACCAGTTTCATGTGTCTGATCTCTTTTTCGAGGCGAGACTCAGAAGGTGGTTCGCGCGAAGCGGAAGTGAGTGCATCGAGACCAACAAGCTGTATCTCGACAGCAAGGACGTTTTGGTAAACAGGCCCAAGAAGACAATCCCGCAGAACGCAGCACAGACCAACAAGGGCGTGACCCTATCCACGCTCCCCGAGTATGCAACGCCCAACGAATGGGCCGAGGCTTTCAACGTGAGCCTGAGGACCGTCTACAGGATGTGCAGCCTTGGGGAGCTAATGACCGTGAAGGTTCGCGACAGCATCCTCATTTGCCGCGACCTATCCTTTGTACTGCTTGGACTAGATAGGTGATAGCAATGGCGAATATCGAGCTACCAAAAGATGCCGAGGGCCGCGAGATTCCGCTTGATACCAAGGTGCTGTACGACAGTGATGGAATCGAGTTTTTCACTGACAAATCCATGTATATGCGTGTGACCGATGAATGGTGGTTCTTTGGGCATTTTGGTTCATCGGTCTCTACGCATCGGATCGCAGCGACGAGACTGCACCTCACCACGCCTGACAGCTGGGAGAAGCTGGAAGAGGACTTGGGAAGAGCGGCAGAACGCAGTGCTGTTACTTCATACTGTCGATATTTCAACACCACTAACAGATGCGTCAATTGTTCGATTCACAACGACGATGGCTGTTGCACACATAAAGACGAGCGTGCTTTCGGGGACATTCTCGACCGTATTCGCAAGCTGAGGGGTGAGGACGAATGATCGACGAAACCAAATCGAAGCCCTGCCCGTATTGCACTGGCGAGCCCGTGGACTTCGCCGATGATGCGGACTACGAAATGACAATCTTTTGGAAAGGCGTCGGTGAGCCTGTTATCCGCTGCAACGAGTATCCGTATAGCGTCCTCACGCCCGACTTCCAATCGCGCCGTATTTTCTTCTGCCCGATTTGCGGTCGCAAGCTGACGAAGGAGGACGAATGACGGCTAAGGCATCGACCCGGTACAAGGTGAGTAAGAAGGTTATCAAGCGCTACCTAGCCGACCATGACCTCACGCAGAAACAGTTGGCACAGATGGCGGGTATCACGCCCAGTGCGCTTAGCGCCCTCATTCGTTGCCAGCGTGACATGCGCGTGGGCAACTTGTTCGCGCTCGCCGACGCGATGCGTATGGATCCGCGTGACCTTGTTGAGAAGGTGGACGAATGAGCTACGAGATAACCGAAGAAGCCCAGATAGCCGCCGACTACACAAAAGCCGTTAGCAGGCTGGTTGAGGATCGCGAGGAGTGGATTGACTCGTATCACCCGGAGTACGAGAAGATGCCACGCGAACTAAGCAGGACGAACGTTCTGAACAGCATCCGTTCGGCGCGTGTGTTGCTGCTCAGGCTCTACAAGATGGTGGAGGTAGATGAATGATTACCGATGAAGAACGCCGCAATGTAGCGGCGAAGGAGGTCTAGCCATGGCATACAGCGACTACGGCGCGTTCGTGTACCTAAACGGCGAGCGCAGAACCGACAAGGAGGACGTAGGCGTATGCGACACCGACGAGGCTTCATTGCCTACTGGACTTCGCATATACGCGAACATCATGAAACACTCTGGCGGCTGCGAGTGGTTCGAGTTCTCGCACCACGGAGTCATGGGAGACGGCAACGTCCGCGTCGGGTGCTACAAGCAGTATTGGCCAGAGGTCTACGAGTGGGAGGACGGCAAGGATAAGCCGACCAAATACACGTTCGATGACCTTTCCCGCAAGTTCGGGTGGGACGATTACGAGGAGTACGACAACACGAGGTACGCCGCCGACAAGTACGACAAGGAGTTCGACTTTTTGGGATGGCACTTCCACTTCTGGGGCGACGATAACGGCGGTACTCCGAGGTACGGAGCGACCATGAGCCGCGACGGAGAGATCTGGGAGTGCGACTACGACTGTATGTTCGGAGCTGGTTTTGATGACATTCACTAGCGACGAAGAGCGCCGCGAGATAGCCGAGAATCTGCGCCGCGAGATCCTATACACGCGCGGGTCACTGGGGCGATTGGTGGATGCGTCTCCATGAGGCCGTGACTGGCTCTGAGGACTTCCCGTGTCCCCAAGAGACCATGGCTGCAATCGCCGACCTAATCGACCGCGGCGAGTGCGAGAACGTCTACGACGAGAACGAAATGGGAGCCTGCGACAACGGCTTTGAGTGCTCGGTCTGCGGATGCAGGGTCGAGGACGAGGAGCACTACCACGTGAGCGGAGAGTGGAACTTCTGTCCCAAATGCGGCAAGAGAGTGCGGCCGAAAAATGAGTGACGTCTACAAGCTGACGCAGAAGAGCGTCTGGACAAACAATATCGGCAGGCACACCACCTGGTATCTGCTGGATGAGCACAAGATGGGCTATTACATCGACTACATCGAGTGGACGGTGCAGCGAGGCTGGGGGCTTCTCAGGCTAGATTCCGAGTGCATGGCCTTCCGCTACAACGGCAAGAAGGGTTGCGTGACCAGCTGGAGCGAAGTCGATACCGTTCTCGGCATGGGACCGTAAGAGGCATTCGAGACCATCTGCGAGCACCTCGGGATTAAGGTGAGATACCTCTAGCTGGAAAGGCCGGAACAATTGAATAGCAAGGGAAGGACGGTCGTGTATATGGCGACCGTCCTTTTTTCAATCGCCGCGATAATCGCGGTCTGTCTTTACGGAGAAATGAAATGAATCCCAAAGGACCTAATCTCAAGGTCGTGCCGATCATGCTTGACGGCGATGACCTTTTGCCGAAGTACGCCCACGGCGTGGAAGACGCCGGGTGCGACCTCAAAGCGAACATTCCCAACCCAATTACCATCGAGCCTTGGAAATCGGTTTGGGTCGGCACGGGAGTTCATCTGGCGATGCCGGAGGGCATGTTCGCGCTCCAGGCACCTCGCTCGGGACTCAGCTGCAACCATGGCATCACGCTCGCAAATGCGCCGGGAATCATCGACCCCGGCTATCGCGGCGAGATTCGCTGCAAGCTGGTGAACCTGAGCGATGAGCCCTACACGGTCTACCCGCTGGAGCGAATCGCCCAGCTGGTGTTCCTGCCGTTCGTCAATGCCGTGTTTACAACGTACGACAGCCTGCCGGAAAGCTCTCGCGGCGAGGACGGCTACGGTAGCACGGGGGCGATGTGATGGCAGATCAGGTGGGGAAGCGCTGCGCCACGTGCAGGTTCGCAAAGAACCCGCACACGACCAAGAGCACCGTGGTCGAGGTCAAGTACCTGACGTGCTGGCACAACCTGCCGCACGAGTGCCAACCGTGGAACAGGTGCAATTTCTGGGAGTCGAAGGAGGTCGAGCGATGAACGGCGTCGACAAGCTAGTCCAGAAGAAACTGATGGAAGCCGCACGCGCGGTCGGTTTCTTGGAGGGAATGAGCACGTGGCTTTGGACGAAGGTCGGTCCCGATCTCGCCGATGAAGCCGTTGTCGAGTTCGAGAGGCGCGTCTCCGCGATAGCCGAGTGTTTCGGTCTGGACAGGGAGAACCGCTGATGTGCCAAGTGATGGGAATCGATATGACTGAAAACGAGATAACGCTGACGAGGGATGCCGGGTGTCCCGAGCACTACAGAGGTGATGGGTTCATCACGTGCTCCCGTGCCATGAAGTCGGCGCTCGCCATGTGGCCTGCTGCCACGGCGCCGTGCTGCACCATGGCGGTCTGGTGGTGGTGCTGTGCCTTCAAGTACATGTGGAGGTGCATGGTCAAGGGCAAGACGCTCGAGGACATCGACAAGGCAATCGACTGCCTGTACAAGCTGCGCAAGGAGATCAAGCCGTGCGTGAAGTCGCAGATGAAGGCCGACCGCATTATCGTCGGCAAGAGCGTTGAAGACCGATGAGCTCGCAAAAGAGAGGGAAAGGACAAGACAAATGGCAGAACATGAGACCGTGCGCTCGACCGACCTGAGCGCACTCCAGGGCATCTTCTTCGAGGAACTGGACAACCTGATGTCGCTCGACATCAACGGTGATGACGAGGCAATCGAGCGCGAGATCAACCGCGCGAAGGCCGTCTCCGATGTGGGCGCACGCGCCATCGAGAATGCGAACACCGCTGTGGGCATCATCCGCGCACGCTCCGAGATGGCCGGCGCGAAGCTCGCGAGCGTCCCCGCGATGCTGAAGGCGTAAGAGCGATGAGCAGGGTCATGACGAAGGCGGAACACAGGTGGCTTCTCGACATGGCCCCGCGATTCCGCTCATGGGACGATCTCCTCGCCTCGTTCGAGTGCGCTTTCGGCTACCGACCGAAGCGCGATACGGCCCAGAGCTACACGTCCAGGCACGGCGTGAAGCTGATGAGTACCACCGTCCGCTGGCTGGATCACCCGGAGTATGACGAGTTCCTGCGGGAATTCGTCCCCGGCCATTCCCAGGGCGAGATCATCGACGAGTTCGATAAAAGGTTCAACATAAGGTTGAGGGTCACACAGCTCAAAGACCGCGAGGCGACGCTGGGCCTGAAACAAGGCACATATGGAGGCAGGTTCGCGCCGGGCACCGTTCCGCCCAACAAGGGCAAGAAGCTGACCGACTACGTCAAGGACGAGGCGAAGCTGGCGAACATCAGGCGCTGCCAGTTCAAGAAGGGCGAGGAAGTCCACAACGAATGCCCCATCGGCACCGAGCGCGTGAGCAGGGACGGATATATCGAGGTCAAGGTCCCCAAGGAGGATGCCGACGACCGCGCCCACGGATGGTGGAAGCCGAAGCACCGGCTCATCTGGGAGCAGGTCAACGGTCGAAAGCTCCAGAAGGGCGAGAGCGTCATGTTCGCCGACCGCGACATGACGAACTTCGACCCCGAGAACCTCGTGATGGTCACGCAGGCGCAGCGGCTTTTCATCAACAGGCACAACATTCCCTACCACGATGCCGAGTCGCTGCGCACCGCCGTCTCCATGGCGAAGCTGAACGAGGCAATCGTGACCGCCGAGCTGAGGCCGCGCAAGTGCCAGTGCTGCGGCAAGACCTACAGGCCGCAATACAAGGCGCAGCGCACCTGCCGCGAGTGCCTCGACTCGGGGCGCAAGGCGCGGCGCAGCTACGGTATCGCCGTGTGCCAGAGGTGCGGCGCCACGTTCGAGAAGCTGAGCGTGCGGGGGAAGTATTGCCCAAAGTGCAGCAAGAGAAAATTCAGAAAGGAAAAAGGCTGATGGAAGACCATAGCGACCTTCTGGACGCGCTCTCGGCGATCGACCCGTCCACGCTCAATTACCAGGAATGGCTTGACGTCGGCATGGCGCTTCATGAGAGCGGGCTTCCGCTCGATGCGTGGGACGAATGGAGCAGCAGGGACGCAGGCAGGTACCACGAGGGCGAGTGCGAGCGCAAGTGGCGCGGCTTCGGCTCGGGGCAGACCAGGGTGAAGTCGGGCACGCTCGCGAAGATGGCGACCGAGCGCGGTTGGGTCCCGCCGCGTGCGTCCCAGGGCGTGGGCGAGGCGCTGTCATGGGACGGCGAGATCTCGACCGCACTCATCGACCCGTCATGGGTGGAACCGGTGGAGCTGCCCGAGACCGACAAGACAGGGCCCGAGGAGCTTGTCGAGTACCTCGGCCACCTGTTCGACGAGGACGATGTGGTCGGCTACGTGTGCGAGAGCTGGGACCGCGAGGGCAAATGGCTCCCCAAGTCCAAGGGATGCTACTCGCGCACCGCAGGCGAGCTGATGCGCGAGCTGAAGAAGTACGGCTCCATCGAGCAGGCGCTTGGCTCATACGACGACCGCGCCGGCGCATGGATCCGCATCAACCCGCTCGACGGCAAGGGCGTGGGCAACGCGAACGTCTCCGAGTTCAAGTACGCGCTGGTCGAATCCGACACGCTGCCCAAGGAAGAGCAGCATGGCCTTATCAAGGCGCTAGAGCTGCCGTGCGCCGCCATCGTCGATTCCGGCAAGAAGAGCCTGCACGCCGTGGTGAAGGTCGACGCCCGCGACTACAACGAGTACCGCGACCGCGTCATGCGCCTGTACGACGTGTGCCGCAAGAACGGACTCGACCCGGACACCCAGAACAAGAACCCGAGCCGCCTGTCGAGGATGCCCGGCGCCATGCGCTCGGGCGAGCGGCAGCGACTTGTGAGCGGGCCGTGCGGCAAGGCGTCGTGGGCCGAATGGTGGGACTGGATGCAGGAGACCACCGATGACCTGCCCGACCCCGAGAACCTGGCATCCGAATGGGAGAACATGCCCGAGCTCGCGCCGCCGCTCATCGACGGGGTTCTCCGCCAGGGGCACAAGATGCTGCTCGCGGGACCGTCCAAGGCGGGTAAGTCGTTCGCGCTCATCGAGCTGTGCGTGTCGCTCGCCGAGGGCAAGCCGTGGTTCGGCTGGGATTGTGCGCAGGGCAGGGTGCTCTACGTCAACCTCGAGCTCGATTCCGCGAGCTGCCTCCATCGTTTTAAAGACGTGTACAGGGCGCTCGGCTACGCACCCAAAAACGTCGGGAACATCGACATCTGGAACCTGCGAGGGCGCTCCGTCCCCATGGACAGGCTGGCTCCGTCGCTCATCCGACGGGCGCTCAAGACGAGGCCCATCGCCGTTGTCATCGACCCGATCTACAAGGTCATCACGGGAGACGAGAACTCGGCCGACCAGATGGCGAGCTTTTGCAATCAATTCGACAAGGTCGCCCAGCAGGTCGGGTGCGCCGTCATCTACTGCCACCACCATTCCAAGGGACTGCAGGGACAGAAGCGCTCCATGGACCGCGCGTCCGGCTCGGGCGTGTTCGCGCGAGACCCCGATGCGCTGCTGGACATGACCGCGCTCGAGCTGACGGACGAGTGCACGAAGGCGCACTACGACTGGCGCAGGCAGCACGCGATCTGGGCTGCTTTCGACAGGTTTTTGCCGGAATGGCGCTCGGATGAGAAGTTCGTCGGCATCGATTCCGCCGACGATTTGCAGAAGTGGGCGAACGAGTCGGCAAACGGCGCGCCCATCGAGTTGCGCCGCGAGCTCGAATCCATCCATGAGAACTTGCAGGAATCGTCGCGCGGGTGGGCGGCATGGCGCATCGAGGGTACGCTTCGAGAGTTCCGCAGCTTCAAGCCGAAGAACCTTTGGTTCGAGTACCCGGTGCACCTGCCGGACGAGACGGGTGCCTTGGCGGACCTGAAATGCGAGGGCGAGTACGACCCGAGGGCGAGCCGCTCCAAGGGTAGGGAGGCATCCCAGAAGACCTTCAAATCGGAGCAGCAGCAGAAGGTGAGCCTGATCCGTGAGGCAATGGGGCAGTGCGCCGAGGACGGGGTTGAACCGACAAGGGTCAACGTGCTCGAGCGCATCGGCGAGGTCGAGTTCAGGGGCAAACCCTTTGACATGAGGGCGCTGAAATACGCAACTGGAAACAACGCAAAATGGAGTCCATTCCGAGTAAAGGAAGGCACCGATTTGCTCTATGACAAGAACAATCAGGCGCTTGATTTCGACGGTGAAATCGACCTTTCGAACTAGGTTCTGATTTATATAACCCACGGGGTACAAACCCTAGGTATTACAGGTTTGTAGGGGTACAAAAACAGGGGTACAAACCTATTACTACGTAATAGGGGTTTGTACCCTACACCCAAGGGTGAGTACAGACACGTGCGTGCGGGCTAAAGCCGCGCCCGCACTCGTACGCGTGTGGCTAACGGTCTGTACACACCCCCGCGGTGTAAACGGGAATTCCGCGTTTCGCCGCTTTTCAAATTTTTCGACAACTGAATCAAACGAGAGGGGTTCGCTATGAAATTCGACCCATGGACATTCGTCGGCTATCTGGTCGCGCTGGCACTGGTCGCGCTCGGGCTGCTGCTCATCCTGTGGGGCTGCCTCGCCGTGCTCGCGCAGATCAGGGGGCTGTGCTGATGGCGGGGGAGTGGTCGGCGTTTCTCGCCATGCCCGTGCCCACCGTCACGCACAACGCCCTCGAGCCGTTCATGCGCAAGGGCAAGCCAAGTATCCGCAAGTCCGATGAGCTGAAGGAGGCCGAGGACAGGATCATCGCCCGCATTATCGCCAAGGGCGTGCCGGACAAGCCGCTCGGCGGAGCGCTGAGGCTGCACGTGACGTGGTGCTTCCACGTGACCGGCGACCACCGGCAGGGCGAGCCGCACCTCACGAAGCCGGACACCAGCAACCTGCTGAAGACGCTCGAGGACTGCCTGACCAGATGCGGGGTGATACGCGACGACTCGCTCATCTGCTCGCACGACCTGACCAAGGGATGGTCGGACCCGCAGGGAATCTACGTCCGCGTGGAGTGCATCGGCTTCGATTCGGGGGACGGCACCGCGACTATTGGCACAGGGAAGTAACGGGAGAAGGGACACAGGCAATGGGAGGAAACAGCGCGGGCCGCGTGCAGACGCGTAGGTTCCACAGGCTCAAGGCGGAGTTCTTCGCCAGGTGCCAGGCAGAGCGCCCGGTGTGCTGGCTCTGCGGTCAGCCCATCGACTACTCGGCCGACCCCGGCACGACCGCCGACTCGCTGACGCTTGACCACCGCGTGCCCGTGAGCAAGCGACCTGACCTGCAGGAAGACCCGGCGAACTTCGAGCCGGCACACTTCGCGTGCAACTCGAGACGAGGCAACGGCGAGCCGCCCGTGAGCCTGGGAGTGCTGAGCCGCAAGTGGACTGCGGACTGACGGGGAGGGGCGGTAAGCGATCTACCTGCGGGTTTGGCGGACTACCATCCGCATGTGCCTTCTTCCTCTCTCCCCGATATTCCGATTTGGAATAACCGCAGGTAGATGGCGATTTTGGACGATGTTCGGGGAACATGCCCCGGAAAAGTCGGCAGACGAGGTGATTTTGGATGAAGTTGGATGAACTTAAGGGCTTCTCAGAGACGTTTGAAGATGCCGTTTTGCACGCCGACTGGTTGAGAGACCAGTACGGCAATATCGCCCCGAAATTCGTGGCTACAGTCCGCCTGGGGCGGTCTTTGGCTAAGAAGCTCGATAAGCTGGAACAGCATGACTGGATAAACGCCGCCGACAAGCCCGACACGACCACCGTGAGCCAGTACCTGAAGGTCCTGGACGCGCTGAAGCTCAACCCGAGCTGCGACAAGTCCATCAAGGCCGAGCCGCAGAAGAAGAAGTCGAGCTCGCTGGCGGCGTTCACATCCGGGTTCAAGGTCGTGAACGGCTGATGGGCACGCTCCACGTCAAAGCGGAAGAGAAGGGCTACGCCGAGCCGCGAATCTGGACCAAGCCCTTGCGCGAGCTCACGCCCGAGACCTCGCTCGGCTTCGAGGTCATCGACTACGCCCGCGAGGTGCTCCACGTGGAGCTGCGGCCTTGGCAGAAGTGGCTTCTCATCCATGCGCTCGAGCTGAACGAGGACGGCAGCTACCGCTTCAAGAAGGTCATCGTCCTCGTGGCGCGACAGAACGGCAAGACGATGCTCGCCAGCGTGCTTTCCAACTGGTGGCTGTTCGTCGATTCCCAGCGCCACCCCGAGCGCGTGCCGCCCGTGAAGTTCAAGATCGTCGGCACCGCCCAGAACCTCGACATCGCGCGTGAGCCGTGGTCGCAGGTGCGCCTGTGGTGCAACCCAGAGCCGCCGAGCGAGGCGGAATCGGAAGTCGCGATAGCCGACCTGCAGGAGGCGACCAACAAGGTCTCGGATACCAACGGCAAGGAGTACATCCAGGCGGCGTCGCTGGCGCACTACGAGATCCGCGCCGCCAAGAACGCCCGCGGCAAGCCCGCCGCCCGCGTCCTCATGGACGAGCTGCGCGAGCAGGAGAACTGGGTCGCGTGGAACGCCACCTCGCAGACCACGAAATCCTTCTGGAGCGGTCAGCTCTGGGGTATCTCCAATGCCGGCGATGCGAAGTCGGTCGTTCTCGCCGCCCAGCGCAAGGCCGCGCTCAAGGTGGTCGCCAGCTGGGAGAAGCTTGTCGAGAAGCGCGGCATGGACCCGTTCGAGTGGGCCGACAAGCACGACAACGCCATCGGCATCTTCGAGTGGTCGGGCCGTGACGGCTGCGAGCTGGACAGCGACGAGGACCTCCTGCAGGCGAACCCCTCGTGCGGCTACGGCGGCATGACGCTCAAATCGCTCAAGTCAGACATCGACGGCATGACCGAGGCGGCCTACCGCACCGAGGTCCTCTGCCAGTGGGTCACGGCTGACGTGGACCCCTACGTCGACGTCGAGACATGGGAGTCGCTCACCGATAACGACAGCCGAATCCCCGAGGACGAGCGCGTCATGCTCGCCATCGACACCAGCGAGGACCGCAAGACAACCTACATCGCGGTCGCCGGCGCGAGGGGCGATGGCCTTGATCATGTCGAGGTCATCGCTCGCCGAGACGGCAACCTGTGGGTGCCGAAATACCTCAAGTCCGTGCAGGAGGCATGGGGTATCGACGAGGTCGCCCTTCAATCGAAGGGATGCCCTGCGGGGGACTTCCGCGACACACTCGAGGAAGAAGGATGGACGGTCCATGCCATCGAGGGCAGCAAGCTCGGCTCCGTAGCGGGCAGCTTCAAGGATGCGGTACTCGACGGGACCATCCGCCACACCGACCAGCCGGTCCTCACGCAGCAGCTCAAGTGCGCTGTCACCCGAAAGCTCGGCGAGGTCGATGTCTGGACGCGCAGGGCATCGCAGGGGCAGATCTCGGCGGTTGTCGCCGCGAGCGAGGCGTTATGGGCGCTCCGCAACTGCGAGCGACCGAAGCCCAAGGCCAAGCCTTCGCCCTATCCGCTGACGATTATCTAGGAGCTGACACATGCGCTTTTCCGACCGCATCAGGGCGGCTTACGATGGCTTCACGGGCAAATCCGGCGCTGCCGAGAATGCCGCCAAGCAGCCCGAGACCACCGCGCAGCACGCTGTTCCGTACGCGCCGATGATTCCCCCAGGCTTGCTCGAGGACATCGCATTCGGCGATTACGACCGCCGCGACCTCTGGGCCGCGGAGTACAACGTGCGCATGGTGGTCGATTTCGTGGCGAGCAAGATCGCGGCGCTCCCGTTCCACGCCTACCGCGTGAAGCCCAACGGCGACCGCGAGGAGGCCCCCAATTCGGAAATCGGCAAGCTCATCGCCGACCCGAGCTACGTCGCGAACGAGACCCGCTACCGTCTCATCCACTCGCTGGTGGTCGACATGATGCTCAACGACCAGTGGCTGATGCTGCTCACGATGGACAACGACTACGACTACCGCCTGCGCCGCATCCCGTACGGCACGTACTCCGTGCGGTACAACGCGCTCGCGGAGCCGACTGGCGTCCAGATCAGCCTGCCGAACGGTCAGGTCAACTACGAGCTGCCGAACAAGAACGTCCTGCTGTCGCTCGGCTACCCCGGCGCGGTCGGCAACCCCAAGCCCATGTCCGGCGCCTTGGGGCCGCTGCTCACGGAGGCGCGCGAGCTGGCGAGCTACCGCCGCTTCATCGCGCAGAACGGCGGTCGCATCCCCGCCTACATCAAGCGCCCCGCAGGCATGGAGTGGGCGAACGAGCAGGCGCGCAATGATTTCATCCAGGGCATGCGCGCCTACCGCAAGGGCGGCGGCAAGGACGGCGGATGGCCCCTGCTCGAGGACGGCATGGAACTCATCACGGTCGACGCTTTCAAGCCCGTCGACATGGCCGACCTCGATGCACGCGACCGAATCGGCATCGCCGTGTGCAACGCATACCACATCTCGCCCGAGAACGTCGGCATCCGCACGGGCAACAAGTCAAGCGTGGAGGCCTACAAGGACCAGCTTTGGAATGTCGAGCTGTCCCCGTATGTCGTCCAGCTCGAGCAGCAGCTGAATCAGGTCATCCCCAAGGCGGTCGGCGAGGAGGACGTCTTCATCCTCGCGAACATGGACGCGCAGCTGCGGGGTACCCCCAGCGAACAATACAAGGCGTTGAGCACGGCGACCGGTCGTCCGTTCATGTCCCTGAATGAGGGCCGACGCAAGCTCAACCTTCCCGCCAAGGAGGACGGAGACGAGGTGATCGTCCCGCTCAACGTCACCCAAGGCGGTCAGCCGTCCCCGCAGGACGGCGGCAATACCCAGAACGCCCAGACGGGCGCGAGCCCGAACGGGAGGTAACAAGATGAGCAAGCTCGATTTCCTCAACTTCGAGGTCAAGGCCGTCCCCGAGGAGGAGGGCGTGTTCGAGGGCTACGCCTCCACGTGGGAGCGCGACCTTATCGACGACGAGATCACCAAGGGCGCGTACGCCGAGACGCTTTCCGCCGACTACCCCGACGGCGGCGCGGGAATCCCGCTCTACTGGGGCCACAACTACGATTCCCCGCTCAACTGCATCGGTGAGTCCCTTTCCGCGTGCGAGGACGAGAAGGGCCTGAACGTCAAGTTCAAATTCGACCTCGACACGAATGAGGGCAAGAAGGCGTACGGCCTGCTCAAGCGCGGCCTCGTGCACCAGATGTCGGTCGGCTTCCTCGCCCAGAAGACCGCTTGGGTCAAGGACGAGGGCGACCAGTGGTCTCACCGCCGCATCGAGAAGGTCAAGCTCTTCGAGGTCTCCGTGGTGCCCATCGCCTGCAACCAGCAGGCCGAGGTCACCGACGTCAAGAGCGGTCGCGCCATCTCCAAGGACAACGAGTCCCTCATCCAGCAGGCCATCGACTGCCTGCAGGATGTGCTCAAGAATGTCGGCTCCGATGACGATTCCGATGAGGACGAATCCGAGGAAACCGACGAGAAGGCTCATGCACTTGCCGAGCGCAAGTCTGAGATAGAGAAAATCGCCGAATACCTCGGCGGAGCAGTCACCGATTAGGAGGACAAACATGCGCATTAAGGAGCGTATCGCCGCCGAGAAGAAGGCGGCACAGGACATCCTCGCCAAGGGCGAGGAGAACCTCACCGATGAGGAGTTCGAGCAGCTGAAGCAGCACGTCTCCGAGGCCAAGAAGCTCGAGGAGCGTGCCGCCCTGCTCAAGGACGGTGCCGAGATTCTCGACAACGCCGCCGAGGGCAAGAACCTCGAGCAGAAGAAGGAGGAGAACGCCGTGACCGCCAAGAGCATCGGCGAGCATTTCGCCAACGAGCTGAAGGCCAAGGGCCTCGACGTCGCCCAGGCGAAGACCATCAACTTCGAGACCTCCGAGTTCAACGTCAAGGCAAACACGGATGTCAACGCCACCGGTGGTGCTACTGGCGCAAACGCCCCGTATCTGACCGAGCTCGACACCCCCGTGTTCGCCACCCGCCAGGACCTCCGCATCATCGACCTGTTTGCCAAAGGCACCATGGGCGGCCAGGTGCTGAAGTACCCGGTCTACGGCAAGCTCGAGGGTAAGCCCGGCGAGACCGCCGAGGGCGCAGCTGCCGCCCACACCCACTTCCCCGACCCCACCTGGGAGAGCGATACCCTCCACACCATCACGGATATGTGGGAGCTCACCGATGACATGATCGACGACCTGCCCTATGTCGTGTCCGAGATCAACGACCACAACCAGTATGAGTTCGATCTGGTCAAGGAGACCGATATTTGGACGAGCGATGGCTCCGGCGTCAAAGTCAAGGGCCTTCTTGCGCGCATCCCCGAGGACTCCGTCATCGCCAACACCAGCACCGAGCCGCTCGAGGACCGAATCTTCTCGGCAATCACGATGATCAAGAAGAACGTCAACTTCGCCGCCGACGGTTTGGTCATCAGCCCCGAGGACTATAAGACCCTGCGCCTCAAGCGCGACAAGAACGGCCAGTACTACGGTGGCGGCTTCTTCCTGCCGCCCTACAACGGCACCGGCACCCTCGTCATCCAGCAGACCCCGTGGGGCCTGCCCACGGTCGTCACCCCGACCCAGGCGAAGGGCGATTGCGTGGTCGGCGCGTTCTTCCGTGGCGGTAAGGTCCTCTCCCGCGGCACGCGCACGCTGAAGACCAGCGACTCCCATAAGGACAACTTCGAGACCGGCGTGACCGCCTTCCGCCTGAAGGAGCGCTGCACGCTTCAGGTCAAGTACCCGTACGCCTTCGTAAAGGTGTCCACGGACGAGACCAAGGTCGTCGCGCAGTCCGATGATTCCGGCATCGCGGTCCAGTCCGACGAGCCCGTGGCCGATACCGAGACCGCCAAGACTGCCAAGACCGCCAAGGCTACGAAATAGCCTCGGCTGACTGATTGGAAGGGGGCATCATGACCGAATCTTTCCTCGGCGACCATACCGACTACAGCGGGCTCGATGCCCCCATGTTCAACGCCGCCGCCGTGAGCGCCATCCGCGGCTACTGCGGGTGGCATATCGCACCGTCGATGGAGCTGACCGGCAAAGTCGGCTCCGCTGGCGGCAAGATCATCCGCATCCCCGCGCTCAACGTGACCGAGGTCACGAGGCTCGCGCTGACCGACGGCACCGACCTTCTGGAAGGTGCCCAGTGGAATGCAGGCGGCCTCGTCGAGCTTGCGTTGCCCGTTGAGCCGTGCCTGAGCGGCATCGAGTACACCGTCACCGCCGGATTCAACACGGAAGACGTGCCAGACCTCATCGCGGTCGCGCTGCAGGTCTCCCGCCGAGCGGCGAGCGCACCCGCGGGCACCGTGCGCTCCCAGAGCGTCAACGGCGCTTCAGTGAGCTATGCATTCAGCGGTTCCGGCGCTACGTCCATCCAGCTCATGCAGGACGAGCGCGAGATTCTCGACAGGTACAGGATTGCGAGGCTCCCATGAGCGGACGTCCAAGATCGTGCTTTGACGGATTCGGTCGACCGCTTAAGCGCCTTCGCGCCGAGGGCGAATACGACCCGTACAATCCACTCCACAAGGTGCCCAATTGGGACGGTGAGGTCGATGAGCTCGCGTTTAACGGGTTTATCTCGACATCATCGTCCGTGATGAGCCCCGATGGCGCACGCGAGCAGGTAGCCACCGATGCCACGCTCACGGTTGCTGACCCCACGGTCGACATCAGGCGCGGCGACCGAATCAAGGACGGCTCGCACGTATACACGGTGGATGTCATGCCGTCTGTCGATGCCAACCCGTTCACGGGTTGGCAACCGACCCTCGAGGTCGGACTTCAGGAGGTGGAAGGCTGATGCCTGCCGCAGGCCAGACGAAAGTCAAGTTTAACGACAAGTTCTTCGATGACATCCTCCACAGCGCAGGAGTCGAGAACATGTGCATGTCCAAGGCGCAGCAGGCGCTCGCCAACATCCGCGCGACCGCTCCCGTGGATACAGGTGCGTACCGCGATGGGTTCCGCATCGAGGTCCACAAGTCGGCGCACCGAAACAGCTATCGCGTGGTCGGTCACGACTGGAAGACGATTTTGCTCGAATCCAAGGGCGGCTATCTCGCCCGAGCCCTGAAAGCGGTGAAGTAGATGCAGGTAGTTGTTCCTCCTGATCTGGAGCTTTTCCTTTGCGGATACCTCCGTGCCGTCCTCGGCAGCAAGTCGATAAACATCGAGGTCAGCAACCGTGAGACCTCGAGCTATGACGGCTCCACTCCGTATTGCGTGGTACGCGACGATGGCGGGCAGAAGACTGGGCTCACCACCTTCGACCGCTCGGTCGGCGTCTCGATCTATGCGGGGAACCGCCAGAGCACACTACAGGCCGGAGAGCTTGCCCGACGTGCCTTCGCCGCGCTCACATCGCCGACCATCGCCTACGAGAAGGGGTCTCCCATCGCCGCCGTCATCGATGACGGATGCAACGGACCGTACCGCGTGACGGACCAGCACGACTCGAGCAAGTGCTACATGACGGTCGAGTACTCGGTCGTCGGTGCAATTGAGGATTAAGGTTAGGGCTTTGCCCTGGAAAGGAGCCTGCAATGGCTAAAGACAAGCAGGGTAACGACCTCGGTAACGTCGGCGTGCCCGTAACCGGTGCGATCTGCATCGTCCCGTACTCCGAGGACAACGTCATCACCCGCACCATGATCGGCAAGAAGAACGCCACCCCGAAGCTGCCCGAGGTGTACGCCCGCGGCACCTCCTGCCTGGGTCTTCTCACTAACGACGGCGCTCCCCAGGATTCCATCGAGTCCGGCGATGCCATCGAGTTCTGGCAGCAGGGCTACACCCTCAACGGCGAGAGCACTATCTCCACGGCATTCACCATCGCCGAGGACACCGACCTCGCACGCGAGTTCTGCTTCGGCGAGAAGCCCGATGCCGACGGCGTCATTGCGGTCGACACCTTCACGCCTGATAAAAAGTGGATGGCGTACGAGGAGATCACCTACAAGAACGGCAACGTCGACCGCCGCGCCGGCGTAATCCAGGTGACCGCAAATGAGCCGGGTCAGGCCGAGCGCGGCTCCGTTCGCGGTCGAGCCGTCACGGTCAAGTGGCTGCGCGACGACCTCTACGAGGGCAAGGCCTTCATCGAGGCGCACTGCACTCCGGCCGATGTCGCGGTGGCCGCTTCTTCTGCCGCCACCGGCAAGAATTCCTAAGCGAAACATAGCTTTCCCTTCTCTTGTTGGGCATCGCGCTTCGGCGCGGTGCCCTTTTTTTATCGGGGGACCCCGGCCGAACAATGTCCATGTCGTAAGAGGCCATTCGAGAGAAGGGAAAGTCGAGATGGCTGAAGAGAAAGAGTTCGAGCCGACCGTCGAGGATTTCGAGAACTGGACCGAGGAGAAGGAGCAGGCCGAGTTCCAGCGCATCGCCGATGCGAACAAGGTCGCGTATGTGATCGGCGACAACACGCTGTTCGTCCGCACGTCCGCCGGCAACGTCTACCGCCTGCCCATGTGCCCGAGCTACGCCGAGGTGTCCGCAATCCAGAACGGCACCGATGACGATGCCTTCGAGCACCTTTGCACACTCATCGAGGGCGGCAAGGGCGGCGCGGATGCCGTAGAGCGCTTCAAGTCCGAACCGATCCAGACGATGGTCGAGGTCCTCGAGGTATTCGGCGAGAAGTTGGCCAAGGCCCAGGGAGCGACCCTGGGGGAATAGCCCGCTTCATCGCCGAGCTGAAGGAGCACGAGGACGCCGCGAGGGCAGATTTCGCGGCAAGGGGATGGAGCCTGCAGGCCGACCTCGGAAGCAGGCTCCGCTATGCGGACGCGATCGCACTGTTCGGGGCGCTCTCCGGAGACCCCTCGACTTCGACTGGGGCGCACGTGGCCGGGCTTAAATACCCGACCAGCTTTGCCGACATGTTCATCGTGGCGGCGCTGACGCAGAACAAGTTCCCATCTCCCATCCCGACCGAAGAGGAGCAGCTCCGAGCTGCCTCCTTCAAGGCCTCTGGCGATGAAGCGCAGAAGGCGGCGGAGAACATGGCGCCGCTGTTCGCTTCGCTTTACGAGTAACGAGATCGGGGGAGATCGCGCATGTCATCTGAGGTCGGTTCCGCACATATTTCGATTTTCCCCGTGATGACGGGCTTCCGCTCCAAGGTCAACAAAGAGGTAAAGTCGACCGGAGACGAAGCCAGCAATTCATTTAAAAGCGCATTCAGGAACGCCGGCGGCATAAGCGGTCGACAGCTCGGTAAGCAGCTGAAGGAGTCCTTCGCCGCATCGTCCAAGGGGCTCGCCGACGATGCCCTAAAGGTCTTCACCGATGATGTCAAAGCCGCGACCAACGAGCTGAGCAAGGCCCGCATGAAGCAGGCGGACGATGCCGGACGTGTCCGCGTGGCGGAGATGAGGCTGCAGGATGCCGTCGCCAAGTACGGCGAGGGCTCCACGCAGGCAGTCGCCGCCGAGGAGCGCCTGGCATCCGCACGCCGTAAATCCGAGCAGAGCGCCGCCGCCGTGAAGGACGCGACCGAGAAGCTGAACGTCGCCAACGAGTTCGCCGCCAAGGCGCAGCAGGATTTGGCGCAATATACGAACCAATCGTCCAACGCCTTTGCCCGCGCCGCCAAGAATTTCCTTGCCGGTGCTAAGTCGCTGGATGCGGGCAAGAGCTCCGCTACCGGCATGGCAGGCGCTTTGGGTTCCATCGTCCGCGCCACATCCGGCATCGACATGTGGGGGCCGATTGCGGCGAAGGCGACAGCCGGTCTCGCCAAGGTGAAGGCATCAATCGCCGACTTCGCCAGCAGCGCCAAGAACAGGATGCAGATCGCCGCAGCCGAGATTGGAAACGCCATCTCGGACGGCCTGTCGCGTGCCGGGGCCAAGGTACAGACGGTTGTCGGCAATATCGCATCGAAGCTGCCGCAACCGATTAAAAGCGTCTGCTCGACCGCGCATACGTGGTTCGCCAATGTCGAGACCGCGGCTAAATCCGTCTTTGACAAGCTGCCCGATTCCGCGAAAACGGGCATCGAGGGTGCCAAATCCGTAATCTCCTCCGGCTTGTCCGCGCTCGGCAGCATCGGCTCCGCCGCCGCCAACGCCTTCAAGGACGTGTCCACCGCAATCGTGGGCGTCGGTGCCGGCGTGACGGTGGCGCTCGGCAAGATGGCTGTCACTGGTGGCTTCAACCGCGCTCTCAGCATCGAGGACGCGCGAGCGAAGCTGAAGGGTCTCGGCCACGATGCCGGCAGCATCGACGAGATCATGAACAACGCCCTGGCTTCGGTCAAGGGCACCGCCTACGGTCTGGGGGATGCGGCGACCACGGCGTCACAGCTCGTGGCGTCCGGCGTCAAGCAGGGCGACCAGCTCACGAGCGTCCTCAAGACGGTCGGCGATTCCGCGCAAATCTCAGGTCGAGACTTCACGGAGATGGGCTCCATCTTCTCCAAGGTGGCTGCTTCAAATAAGCTCCAGGGCGAGCAGGTCAACCAGATCCTCGACTCGGGCATCCCCATCTTGCAATTCCTTGCCAAGCACTACGGCATCACCGCCGAGGAGGCCCAGAAGATGGTGTCCTCCGGCAAGGTCGACTTCGAGAACTTCGCAGCCGCCATGCAGGAGAACCTTGGCGGCGCGGCGCAGTCCGCTGGCGGCACCTTCAAGGGCGCGATGGCTAACGTCAAGGCAGCTTTGAGCCGTCTCGGCGAGAAGGCGATGACCCCCGTCCTGAACGGCCTGCGCGACATCTTCAACGCCGCAATCCCGCTTGTCGATGCCGTGACCACGAAGCTGACCCCCGTCTTCGAGCAATGGGGAGACCTGGTCTCCAACACCATCGCACCGATGGTCGTCGATGCTTTCGGCAAGATAACCGAAGTGCTCAACGGAGACACCTTCTCGGGCTTCTCCAACGGCATCCTTGCCGCAGTCCCCATCGTCGGTTCCCTCGTCGCCGCTGTCGGCGGCACGGGTCTTCTCGGCGTCATCGGAGACCTCGTCAAGAACATCCCGTTTGTCGGCACCGCGCTGTCTGGAATGTGCGGCGAGTCCACGCTTCTTGGCAAGGCCATCAGCGTCCTCGGCGGTCCTCTCGGAATCATCCTGTCGCTCATCACGGGACTGGTTGCAATCAGCCCCCAGCTGCAACAGACGCTCGCGCAGGTCGCCGAGACGGTCGGCTCCGCGCTTATGAGCGCGGCATCAACGCTCGTCCCCGTGCTGCAAGACATCTTCGACAAGTGCACTCAGGCGGCATCCGAGATTTTCCCGGTGCTGGTCGAGTGCATGGGACAGATTTTCGAGACGCTCGGCACCGTGATCGCCAAGCTCGCCCCCGTGGCAGCTGAAATCCTACAGCCTTTGCTCGACTGCATCTCCCAGCTCATCGAGCCGCTGACCGACATCCTGACGGTAATCCTGCCGCCGCTGACCAGCCTGCTTGACGGCCTGATCGTTTTGGTCGGCAGCGTCCTGTCGTTTGTCGGCCAGCTGGTCGCGGGAATCGAGTCGCTGCTGCTGCCCATCATCACGGCGGTCATTCAAGGCATCTCCGACCTGCTGACCAAGTGCAGCCCGTGGCTCGATCAGCTCGGCTCAACCTTTGAGACCGTCATGGACCTCATTGGCGATGCGCTCGAGGTGGTCGGTGCCGCCCTCAACCAATTCATGTCCGTCGCGGGCTTCGTAATCGAGCAGGTTGTTCAATTTTTGGTTGGAACGCTTGAGCCTGCCTTTGCGGCGATGGCCCCGTTCATCTCCGGAATCGTCGCGTCCGTCAACCAGGTGATCAGCTCGATTGCACAGATCGTGCAGGGCGTCGTCAATTTGGTTGCAGGATTGATCTCGGGGAATTGGTCCCAGGTCTGGCAGAGCTGCAAGCAGATCGCCAGCGGCGCGGTCGGGGCCCTCGGCGGCATCCTGAGCGGAATCTACAACGCCGCGATGGCTGCGGTCTCGGGTGCCGGGACGTGGCTCTGGAATGCCGGCAGCCAGATCATCGCCGGTCTCTGGAACGGCATCTCGGGTGCCATCGGTGGCCTGTACAACAACATCAGGAACGCGCTGTCCGGTCTGGTCGACCAGGCTATGAGCGCACTCGGCATCCATTCGCCCTCGCGTGTCTTCCGCGACAAGGTCGGCAAGTTCATCCCGTCCGGCATCGGCGTCGGCATCAAGCGGAACACCCCAGCGCTGCTCTCCGATGCCGACAAGATGACCGATGCCCTCGTGGACCGCGTGAGCGGGGCAACGGCGGCAGTTGACGTGGCGGCTGGTGTGTCGCTCGCGTCTGGCGCAAACGGCGCTCAAGGGGCATCTGGCGGCGCTGGCGGGCTGTCTGTCGAGGACATTGTCTACGCAATCGTCACTGCACTCAGCAGGATCGGTGCGCTCAAGCTCGATGTCGACCTAAAGACGCTCGCCATGCTGCTCGCGCCGTCCATCGATTCCGAGCTCGGCAAGCGCGACGCAATGGAGGTCTAAATGGCAGATTCTAGGCTAGGTATCTACTCGCGCAACAGGATGTTCGTCGATGACGGCACGGTCACCGTGAACGGCATCAGGCTCGGCGATATGGGCTGGTACCTGACCGCCGCCCCCGAGGTCGACTCCATCCCGTTTGACACGTCCTACACGACAATCACCGGATACCATGGCTCGCGCGATGTGTCGCTGACAGACGGCAGCGGCCTCGCCTATGCCGGCAGGCGCACGGTGACGCTCCACCTGCGCACAGTCGGCACGTGGCAAGAGGCGGTCAAGTCCAAGGTCGATCTCGGCTCCATCGTCGGTCGCGATGCCCGTATCACATGGCGTGCGCTCCCCGGTGATTTTATCGGCAGGCTCGAATCGTCCAGTCCTAGCGAGGTCTGGCAGGGCGGCGTGTTCGCCTACTACGAAATCGACCTGACGATGAGCGCCATGCCTATGCTGTACGGCAGGAAAACGGCGGTGAGCGGTTCGAAACTGACCGTGAACGGCAACTGCCGGGTGTTCCCGACATTCACCGCCAAGCTCAAGGCCGAGAAGAAGCTGAAGATCTCCCGCGCGGACGGCGTGTTCATCGAGGTCGATGCCGAGAGGAACTTTGCCGCCGGTGCCACAGCCATCATCGAGACATCGCCGACCAAGTCGCGCGGCGTGTATATCAATGACGTCTTGACCTGCCCGACACTTACATCTGATTTCTTCGACCTGCCAGTAGGGGACTCGATCATCACAGTGGTCGGTGCAAGCAGCATCACGACATCCTTTGAGCCGCTCTGGCTCATCCCCTAGGAGACGGTCAGATGTCAAAGAGATTCATCCATTTCAACCGCTTCGGCGCGTACCTCGGCGAGCTCACGCCGATGCAGGCCACGCGCACGCGAAATGTCGACCAGTGCGGCGTGGACAAGGTTGAGCTCGTCCTGCTGGACAACGGCGTCGACAAGTACGACCGCATAGTGTTCTGCGACTCCATGGGGCGCACGTGCGAGTGGATCGTCATGTCATCGCGCGAGTCGAGGGCGAAGAGCGTGCCGGTCTGCACCGTCAACTGCTACGGATCCATGCAGGAGCTATCACGACACTTCATGCCGACGCTACGCCGCGGCTCCAACGACACGCCAGCGCAGGCTCTTGCAAAGGCGCTCGATGGCACCAGATGGTCGGTAGGTCAGTGCGACGAGGGTAGCGGCACGTACAGCGTCTACCACCAGTCCTCGCTGGCATCCGTCAATGACATTGCCAATGCCTACAAGATGGAGGTCAAGCCGGTAATCCAGCTGTCAGCTGACGGCGACTCCATCGCAAAACGCTCGGTCTCTCTGGTCAAACGTTTGGGTCGCGCCAGTACCGCGCTGCGTCTTGACTATGGCAGCGGTCTGTCCGGCATCGACCGAGTACTGTCCGCCGATGACGTGGTGACGCGCCTGTACTGCTACGGCAAGGGCGTGCAGACCACCGATGATGACGGCAACGCCACTGGCGGCTACTCGCGCAAGATCACATTCGCCGACATCAACGGCGGAAAAGAGTATATCCAGGATGATTCACTGCTCGAGATTTGGGGCGTGCCCGGTCCCGATGGGTCGCTCATGCACACCGAGGGCATCTTCGAGGACGGAGACTGCGAGGACAAGGCGACGCTTCTCGCCGAGGGCAGGGCGGCGCTAGCCGAGCGCTCGAAGCCCATCGTGAGCTATGAGGGCACGGTTGAGGCCCTCGGTCGCGCGGGATTCGATGCCAACGCCTGCGACCTCGGCGACAACCTACAGATGGTCGATACCACATTTCCCAAGCCGCTGCGCCTGAGCGGTCGCGTGCTGGAAATCGTGGAAGACCTGCTAGGTGACGGCTCGCCGTCCAGCGTGAAGGTCGGCAACGTCATCGAGGGCATCATCAAGCGCTCCGATCGCGTTCAGCAGACCCTCGACCGTCTGACGAGCAGCGCCGGTAGTTGGGACAGCGCCGCCACGCTCGGCAGCGCTTACCTTGACGGCCTAATCGACGGCCTGAATAACATGATGAACCAGACGGGTGGCTATACCTATATCAAGCCAGGCAAGGGCCTGTTCGTCTACGACAAGCCGGAATCAGACAATCCGACCATGTGCATCCAGATCGGCGGTGGCTATTTCCGCATCGCCGACGGCAGGAACTCTGATGGTACGTGGAACTTCCGCACGCTCGGCAACGGTCACGGTTTGGTGGCGGATGCGATTGTCTCAGGCACCATCAGCGCGAACCTGATCAAGGCGGGCACCATCCAGGATAAGTCGGGCAAGAACTACTGGAATCTCGATGCCAGCGAGTTCCACCTCGGCCCAGGAGCCAAGCTCGACGGCAAAGACATCGCTGTCGCCGATGCCGTCATCGCGTCTGTCGATGTCGAGTACGCGCAAGGTGTCTCGCGCACCGAAGCACCGAAAACCGGATGGCAGACCACGGCGCCCCAGTGGGTGTCCGGCAAGTACATCTGGACGCGCACCAAGACCACCATGCAGTCCGGCGACATCGAGTACAGCGAGCCCGTGTGCATCAGCGGCAGGGACGGCACCGACGGCGCCAAGGGCGACAAGGGCTCGACCGGCACCGGCGTGCGCGGCATCGTCGAGCAGTACTACCTGTCCACGAGTTCTACCGCACAGTCCGGTGGCAGCTGGTCTGAGGCACAGCCAGCGTGGGCAAAAGGCAAGTACATCTGGACGCGCAGCAAGATCACGTGGACAGACGGCTCGACTACCTACACCGCGCCGTGCCTCGCCAAGGCCATCAACGGCTCCAACCAGATGGCTGGCAGCGCTATCGTTTCGCGCGTGAAGCTCTACGCAAAAAATCAATCGGACAGCGTGCCGCCGATTAACATGCAGAACCCCGAGTCGGGATGGTCCGAGGACCTCCCGGAGTGGGCGAGCGGATACTATGTCTGGTCGATGGAGCGCGTCACATACGGCGATGACTCCGTGACCCACACAGCGCCGGTCCTCGAGTCGGCGTACAACAAGGCCTACCAGAGCGCGCATGACCTAACGGATTCGCTCGGCGGACTGAACACGACGGTGCAGGACCTCGCAAGGGACGGCGTCGTGACTGAGGCCGAGGCGGCGGCGGTCAAGAAGGCCAAGCAGGACGTCGATAAGGAGCGCGAGGAGGCGACAAGCCAATTCAACGCGCTGAAGTCCAACAAGGCGCTGAGCGCCCAGTTCCTCTCGTCCGTCCTCGGCCCGCGCTACACCAAGGCCTTCGGCACGACCGACGAGGGCGGCACGTACGGCGCCTACACCGACAAGGTCGACAAGGTGCTCCGTTGCAAGACCGCCGAGGACCTAAAGGCGGCGATGTACGAGTACGACTCCGCCTACGGAGCCTACTCGATCGCGGTCAAAGACTATGCCGATGCCGCGACCGGGGCGCGCCACGCCATCGAGCAGAAGGACGCGGCGGACTACGCAAACGGAATCCTGAGCGCCTACGACGAGCAGATGGACCAGAAGGCCATCTTCGACCGCCTGACCAACAACGGTGCCGACCAGGGAATTTATATGAGCAACGGGCTGCTGTACGTGAACGCCTCGTACATGGCCACCGGCACCATAGCCGATAAGCTCGGTCGAAACAGCTGGAACCTCACCACCGGTACGCTCAAGACAAACTACATGACCGCCAACAACATCACGGCAAACGGGACGTTCAAGTGCGGCTACACGAATTGGTACACCATGCTCACATCGGCGGGCGAGCTCGCCGGTTACCGCATCACTAATGGAAGCACCCCGACAAAAGTCGGATACATCGACTACACGGCGTCGATGCGCGATACGGACACGGGGGCCGTCTACTACGGAATCCAGATGCAGGCGCAGGGAAGTATTCGCATATCATCTCCAATCATCTCCACCGCGGCGACGTCCGACAGAAACGTCACCACGACCTACGGACGAACCGGCTCCGTGTCTCAACCATTGGTCTCAGAGGTGCACGACAATCACGACGGCACGGTCGGGTGGCATTACGGGACCTTCGTTATAAACACGATCAACGGTCTCTTCACATCGTATTCAACAGTCGGAACGGGATAGAGAGGAATGCAAATGGCATACATCGTCGACTACATGGCGCATGACCCTGTTGGCAACGTCGAGGGGCAGTTGACCTGCTACGACGCGGAAGCGCTTGCCGAGGCAGAGAAGAACGGCATGGTATTCATCGCCGTCATGAGCGATGGGACGCGCAAAGTGGTCAAGGCATCGGAGGTGTCGGAGCCGTGTTCGCAGGGCAAGGACTTCGTGTTCGTGCAGCCAACCTACGTCGACAAGCGCACGGCGGCCACGGTCGCGTGCTTCGACGCGCTGGCGGCCATCGTCGACCCTCAACCGGCCACGGCTGACGAGACGGGGGAGGGAACCGAGCCCATCGACCCGGTCGAGGCCTTCAGGGCCGCGCTCGCCGCTCTCAAAGCGCTGGAGGCTAAGGAATGATCAGCCGCCAGATAGAGCTCGGCTGGATGTTCGAGCGTGACCAAGGCTGATCCGGCGGGGGACAGCTGTCCGATTATTGACCGCAGCAAGCAACTAAGGGGGGTCAAGATGGCTCTAGACAACTTCCGCCGCATCGTAATCGAGATTGACACGGTGAATGATTACATTGCACCAATCATCTTGTCAGGAGGCGACATCAACGGTCGAACGATTGTTGTCAAACTCACCGACAACGGCAATCCAGTACTCAATGTGGGCAGCATCACGGCAAGGCTCGCATACAGAGTTGCCGGTCAAAGCTCCGGCTGGTTTAAAACAATGGAGAAGGTCGACGGATATGGCACTGCCGCCTGGTCTTGTGCGGCCCCCGGCAGTGTCCTTAGATCTGAATACGCGACTTTTGCCATCCAGTTTTGCCAGGGAACCGATGTTCTCTGCTCGCGTACATTCAGGGCGTCGGTCGACCAGTCGATCATCAACGTCAGCCCTGAGACTGACGAGGGCGATGCCCTTAAAGCTCTTCAGGAGATTCTCGCGTCTCTAAATGAACAGCAGACAAAATTCGACACTGCTGAGAAGAAACGCGAGCAGGACTTTAATGCTGCGGTTGATAAAAGCAAAAAAGCCACCAGTGCAGCCGAGAAAGCGGCATCTGATTGCACGTCTGTCACTAATTCCGCCAAAGATTTACTTGTGCTTGGACTAGTCAACGTCAATGGTCGCATCTGCCAACGTATCAAGAAAGAGGTAACAAATGGCTGACGAGAACGCTAATGCCGTGAACTATGTCGTGGTAGAAGACCCACTGGCAAGCGATGCCACGCTGAAGGATCTGGTGAATGGCGTTAATACCCAAAACGCGCTCATGGCCCAGCTCGTACGCAACGGAGTTCTCGACTCCACGATGGACTGGAACACCGTCAAGAATATCGTTGCCAGCGGTCTTGCTCAGCATGTGTTCAGTATCGGAGACCAGCTCATCGTTAACTGGAGCGATGGAACGACCGAGTATCCCGTGCCGCTCGATATCGTGGCATTTGGCACCAAACGTAACAACGCAGGAAACACCCTTCCGAAGATGACGCTTCAGTGGCACTACACGCTGCCATTCGGAACCACGTACAACGCTCGCTCCGCTTTCTATGTTGCTGGCGAGGGCGGTCTTGCTGCTGGCACCTACAACGTCACAATGGGTTTTTCGCAGGGAACTGTTGTCAACGGTAAGACCTACCAGTTCACGCTCACCAAGGCGCTACCCGCTGGCGGGCAGTTGCTCGGCTTCTTCGGAACGTGGGATCAAAAGCCGGAGCAGTGGAAGGTATACAACTTTGCATCCGCTACTGCGACTTCCGCTGCCGAGACCGTTTCTGTTACCGAGGGCAGCAAGGGCACGAATCTCGGAACGTTCCTCAAGGAGAAGCCGAATGGCGAGCTTTGTGGCTTGCAGCGCGTTGCGTATGGCTCGAACCGCCCAGACGATTCCGATATCTCCCAGTATCTCAACAGTAATGCAGCAAAGTTCGGCGAGGTCTGGAAACCGCGCGACAAGTTCGACCATATCCCGTGCGCACCGTTCGCCGATGGGCCACTGAATGACCGACAGGGTTTCCTCAAGGGCTTCTCCGATGATTTCCTTTCCGTTATCGATGGTCTGCGCGTGGACACCTGCACGAACTATGTTTGCGACGGCGGCACCTCCGGTGAGCCAAACATCGTCACCTGCTACCCGAAGTTCTACCTGCCGTCTCTTGAAGAGATGAACATCGTTTGCAACGAAGCGAGCGTGAACGGCAAGGAGGGCGAGCCGTGGCCTTACAACCGCCTTGCGTCCGGCTCCAACACGCGACTTCCGCTGTGGAAGACGTTCCCGCAGATGCGCTCTTATGCGATTAACGCCAAGACAACTCCCCAGGGCGTGTTCCTGCGTTCGCCTTGTCGCGGCAGTGCCTCCAGCGTGTTCTTCGTGAATTCGTCTGGCTACCTCTACGGCGCGACCGCCTGCTACGGGTATCGCGTTCGCCCCGCTTGCGACATCGTTGGCATCAAGGAATAGGCGGGCAACCCTTTGCCCGCCGTTAATCGGCATTGAAAGGAGGTGCGCATGTCCGTACCGTCAGGCAGACGCGGCGAGAGCGATTTACTCGTACACCAAAAGGCAGACGAGCTTGCCAAATACACGCTGCATATCACGGAGAACGAAAAGGTTTTCGACCCGCGACAGGCGATGCTTCTCGGCATGATTACCGAGAGCGCCGTGAATATCGGCAAGTGCCTTTGGATGGCAAACAACATCTACGTCCGCGACGAGAACGACATGCGCAAGCGCCTAGAGCTGCAAAGCGATGGTGCGCTCCATTGCAACGAGCTGATGTACTTAATCCGTCTGAGCGGCCCCGTGTTCCACTTAAAGAAAAAGCGCGTTGGGCACTGGGCCGCTATGACCGCCGAGGTGCGAAACCTTGCCCGAGGGTGGCGCGAGAAGGATGCCGCTCGATACAAGAAAAAACTCAACCTATAAGACACCCATCCAATACATATACGCTGTAAGGGGTAGAATGACGTGCGGTGTGCGGCTGTAACCCAGAACGTGTTCCTGCGTTCGCCTTATCGCGACAATGCCTACAACGTGTTCTGCGTGCTTTCGTCTGGCGCCCTCTACGACGCGAACGCCTGCTACGGGATTCGCGTTCGCCCCGATCGCATCGGCGGAGCATCCGTTAATACCGATATTGCAGATATCGAGTGGACATATGCCGACGCAAGGAGCCAATCACCTGCACTCGTTGTCGGGTGCGAACAATCAGGGGGTGACGCTGGCACCGCTTGCAGTGTTCCGGCTATAAGCGCCCCCTCCACCTTCTTAGACCCGATAAGCGAGGATGCTCTATATGAAGCCGCCATGCGATGCTTTACCGGAGTTCGCTGGAAACCGAGCGTCGCTAGGGTTGAGCTGAACCTACCGCTCATCATCCACAACATACGCGAGTCATTCGAGAACGGAACGTACAGGCCGCACGAGCCGCGCCGCTTCACGATTTACTATCCAAAGAAGCGCGACATTGTTGCAGTCCATATCAACGACCGCATATTGCAACGTTCGCTGAATGACTTCGTTTTCTATCCCTCTATTGCCCCCCATCTAATAGCAGACAATTGGGCTTGCCAAACCGGTAAGGGAACTGACTACGCGCGTAACCGTTTCCGATCAATGCTGCGCTCGCACGTTAGGGAACATGGCGTGACTGGCTATATCTGCTATGTGGATATCTGGGGCTACTACGGCAACATGGCACATGCGGTAGCAGCCGAGCCGTTCTATCGCTATGCGCCGAAACGCTGGGCTGATTTCGCCAACATGATTATCACGACCCAGTACGGCACGGGAGACGGACGCGGCGTTAACCCCGGCTCCCAGTTAATCCAGATAGCCGGAATCAGCGTCCCGAACGAGCTAGACCATACGATCAAAGACAAGCTGCAATTCAAGCGCTACGGTCGCTACATGGACGATATGGTCTGCATCGTCGAGAACATGGAGCAGGCAGAGCTATTCATGCACGCTGTTGGGGAAGGTCTTGCAAAACTTGGACTTGAACCGCATCCAAGGAAGTCAAAGGTCGTTCCGCTTGCAGAAGGGCTCACGTTTCTCGGGTTTGATTTCAAGCCGCTTGAAAGCGGCAGGGTGCTTATGACCGTGACCAGCAGCTCGGTGAGACGTGAACGCCGCCACCTCAAAAGCATCGTGCGCCTAGCAAAAGCAGGTGGTCTTACGCGCAAGCAGGCAAACGATAGCTACCACGGGTGGAGGGCGCACGCGAGCAAAGGCGATTCATCCAAACTGATTAAGCGGATGGATGCCTACTACAAGAATCTTTGGAAGGAGTAACTGATGGAATACAAGAGAATCAGCGGCACCGTCTACGACAACCGCAACATCGAGCACATGGCGGCTCAGGCCGACAAGACCGCAGCCGACCTTGCCTTTGCAACCCTCATGGCGGGCATTGAAATCCCCACCGAGGACGATACCTACGGAATGAAAATGGAGGACATTGAAGATGAATAGCACCGACCTTGAGCGCTGCAAAGAGTTCTACCGCAGCGGTCTCTGGAACATCCTCATGTTGGACGCTCTTTTGAAGAAGAAGTGCATCACCAAGTCCGAGTACGACGAGATCAAGTCTGCACGCGACTAGAACTGGCCCCGCAAGGGGCCTTTTCTTTTGCGCGGGGGACGGTGACTCGATACTGCCGTGGAAGGGAGGTGATGCGATGGACGCAGCAATCATCAACTCGGCTCTGTCGTGGTGTGTAGCCGCCCTTTTGGGGGCTGTACTGGTGACCCTAAAGCGGCTTTATAGCCTAATCCTCGCCAATCAGGAGGGCACCAAAACCCTGCTCCGCAGCAGGCTCTACGACATCCACGAGCGCACAGTCGAGAAGGGTTATTGCCCTGATGTACGCAAACGCGAGACCGAGCAGGTCTATACGGCATATCACGCACTCGGTGGCAATGGAGTTGGCACGCAGTACTACCAAGAAATCCTAAATGCGCCAGTGTGCGCGGAAAGAGGATAGTCATATGACTACCGAAGACGTTATCCGCAAACTGACCAGCCGCAAGTTCTGGCTTTGCGCTGCTGCTTTTCTCGGCAGTATCGCTGCGAGCATCGCTGGCATCACTACAAGTAACGAGACTGTGGCTGTTATCGGAACGGTCTGCGGGGTAGCAAGCGCCGCTATCTACGCCGCCGCTGAGCAGGCCGTGGATGCCGCCCGCCTGAAAGCAGGTGGAGCGAATGACCGAGACTAAGCGCAAACTGCCGCTACGCAGCGCCTTTGCCGTTGTCCTCGCCCTTGTGGCAGCGCTCGCCGCACCGCTCAGCGCCGAAGCCTACCAGAGCCAAGACGCCTACGTGAGCAACGGTCATGGCTACCTCAACGCCCAGTACTTGGTTATTCATGAGACGGCGAACCCAGGTGCATCCGCGTGGAACCACGTGCTGTATTGGCGCGGCAATGATACGTATGCCGTACACCACGTGATGGAGCTGGACGGCTCCACCGTGTACAACACGGTGCCGGAGAACCGCCTGTGCTGGCACGTGGGCAATGGAAACTACGCCACGGTCGGTATCGAGCTCGCCCACGCCACCAATGCCAGCGACTTTGCCAAGCAGTGGACAGAAGCGGTCAAGTGGACGGGCGATGAGCTCCGCTCCCGCGGCTGGGATACGTCTCGCCTTTTGAGCCACTATCAGGCAGCCCGAATCTGGGGCGGCTCCGACCATACCGATCCTAACGGCTATTTCCGTCAGTACGGCAAGACGTGGGCCGAGTTTAAGCAGGCCGTGGCAGCTTACCTCGGAAGCGGCTACATCGCGCCTACCGCGCCGACCGATGCCAACGGCGGCACGTATCAGCCCTCAATTTCTGCCACTCGCACGAGTTTCCCGAAGTCCACGGGAAAGAGCGTCAACATCCACTACGCCTTGCACAATCGCTACGGCGCGTGGAATGATGCCGTAACCAACTTCAACGATTCCAACAGCGATGGCTTCGCGGGTATGCCCTACGGCTCCCACGACATGCTCATCGCTTGGGTTGATAGCGGCACCCTTCGCTATCGCGTCCACACCAAGGAGAGCGGCTGGCTCGGCTGGGTACAGACCGCCAATTACAACGATTCCGTAAATGGCATGGCTGGCCTGTGGGGCCAGACCATCGACGGCGTTCAGATGTATTACATCAGCCCGTCCGGTGACTACAAGCAGGTCTACTACCGCTCTCAGGACGTTGCACACGCTGGCTACTGGGACGAAGTGTGTGACGATGGTTCCACCTATGGCGGCGATGACTACGCAGGCATGTACGGCTATGCGCTTGACCGTCTCCAGTGCTACGTTTCCGACGGTACCCGCCGATGATTGGTTTAGTGATTGCCTTTATCCTCGGCTCCACCTTCGGCAGCCTGATTTTCTTCTTGGCTCTATGTCTTGTCGGTGCTTTCCGAGACGATTAAAATAAAGGCGCAATACAAACCTCATTTGAGGTTATTGGCCCCGCTCCCGAATTGATGGAAGTGGGGCCAATTTTTTATCTAGCGGTTGCGCCCGCGTCCTAACTCAGACCATAAGTTCTGAAATATGCAGGTCTATGGAGACCTTACAAACTGTATAACTGCACTATGGAGCACTATGCTAACCTATGGGAGCCTTGGTATGTGTAACATCCAGTA